TTCTCAAACACGCCATGCTTTTGCAGTTGAAAGCATTCTGGGGAATCGAGCTTTCTGAAATTCAATGGGCAATCGACGATCGCGAGGACGTTGTTGAGATGTATCGGAAAATGGGCTTGAAAGCAGACAAAGTGGAGATTAACCGTGAAGACCCCAGAAATACTCATTGAAGCTGCGGAGACATTCCGTCAACGCAATGCCGTCTACGGCGATAATTACAAGATGGTCGGGCCAATCATGGCGGAATTTTTCCCTCATGGAGTGCCGTATCATTTGTTGCGCAATGATGCATTCCATTTGTTCGAACTGATTATTGTCAAATTGTCGCGGCTCGCCATCAGTAATTTGACGCACCAGGACAGCGCCCGAGACGCAGCGGTGTACGCCGCAATGATTGAATCCATTATCAACGAAAGCAAGGATGACAGAGATGACGACATACCGTTCTAAGAGGACCGTAGTGACGGGCGCGGCCAGTGGCTTGGGAGAATTGCTGGTGGAGCGTTTGCGCGAGGACGGCCACAATGTTGAAGAGATCGATCTCGCTTATGGCAACGATGTGCGAGACCGCAGGACGATGCCGTTGGAGATCGATCCGCAAGACATCGAGATTCTCATCAACTGCGCAGGCGTCAATAAGCCCGAGTGGATCGAAGGCACCACGCCGCAGATCTTCTACGACAACATCTCGGTGAATGCATTCGGGATTCTGGAGATGACGCAGTGGGCGCTGCCGGGGCTGATCAAGCACAAGGGCACCATTCTCAACATCGTGTCGAATGCCTCGCACATGCCCATGACCACCAGCATCGGCTACAACGCCAGCAAGGGCGCCGCTCACATAATGACGCTCCAGATGGCTCGTGAATTGGGCAAGAAACACGGCATCACGGTTTTCGGAATCAGCCCGAACAAGCTGGCTGGAACCGGGATGAGCCGCGATATCGAGGAGAATGTCCTACGGCTGCGCGGTTGGGACGCCGAATACGCACGCAAGTACCAGCTGGCGGCGCTCCCCGCAGGAGAAGAGACCGACCCCGACACACTCGCAGAGTTCATCGCTTTTCTGTTGTCTGAAAAACAACGTCACAAGTTTCTCACTGGCACCATCATTCCTTACGGAGCATGAAATGAATCTGACTTTCAAGATCGAACAAATCGCCATCGCGCCAATCAATCCCGTCGCGGCAAGGTTATTGCTCAACAGGATTTTCCCCATCACCAAGCCCTGGACCGAGGACACTGTGCACGCCAAAGGCACTGTGGCAGGCATTGGCGATGAAGAGAATGTCGCGGATCTGGCTTTCAATTACGAGATGATGCCAGGAGTCGAGTTCGAGGTTCTTGATTACATCGAAGGCGAGAATTTCGTCGACGACGCCACCAACGGGACCAGGAACATTGTGTCGCATTTCGGAACTCACTGCAAAGAGGAAGAGTTGAATGAATGGAAGGCGTTCTTCGACTCCATCGGAGTGAGCATCGTGCAAGAGGTGTGGACGCAACACCACACGAGCGAATATCTCCAACAGAAAGGGCGCAAATATCATTATTGCATCTTCGGCACACGTGACCTGATTGGCACCGATCTGAAGTTCATCGTGCGCATTGAGAAGGATGCACAATCTCCTTCGGAGAATGTGTGATGATCGCCGTATTTGACGTTGAAACCACAGGCCTTCCATTGGCGGCCAGCGCCCCTCTGGAATTGCAGCCGCGCATCATCGAGCTCGGCGTTCTGTTGTTGGACGATCAAGGAAACGAAACCTACGCATTCAGCGAGTTGGTTCATCCGGGCATGGAGATTTCTGCCGAGATCACCAAGATCACCGGCATCACAAATGCCGACCTGGAAGGCAAGCCGCCATTCGCGAAGTTCGTTCCTGTGTTGCGAGACATGTTCGGGCGTTGCTCGACGGTCTTTGCGCACAACATGCCCTTCGACAGATCGCTGCTGCGGTTCGACCTGCGCAGGCTGGAGCTGGAGTTGCAGGACATTTGTTTTCCGGAGAAGCAGATCTGCACAGTTCAGACTTTTTCGCCCATCTGGGGCCGCAGGCCGAAACTGACGGAACTCTATGAATGGTCGGTCGGCGAGCCCCTGAAGCAGACCCATCGAGCGGTTGATGATTGCCGTGCGTTGGCGAAAGTCTTGGTTAAGGAAAATATGTGTTCTCCGCAGGAGAAAACATAATGTCCTTCCCCCAACTGAGAGTTCGCACAGAATTCAGCTTCCGGAAGGTTTTCGGGCCGGTGGCAGACGTTGCGCGAGCGTGCGCGGATCTGGGCGCACCGTTGGCGGCGATGGTCGATTCTGGCACGCATGGGCATGTGCGGTGGGCAGCAGCTTGCAAGTCGGTGGGCATCACACCGGCTTTCGGTCGCGAAGTCATTGTCAAAACCCAGGACGGGCGCAAGCCCGTCTGTTGGGTGCTGGCTGAGGACATCAAGCAATTCTATCACTTCAGCACCGCGCTGGAGCGGATCGATTGCGAGATTCAAATCAAAGAATTGCTGCGTGACCACCCTGGCATTATTCGCTTCGCTGGAGATGCACTGGAAGATCCTGCGCTGTTCGATTATGTCGACATCAACCCATCCAGCATATTCGCGCAGCGCAAGGCTCGGGCGCTCGCGGCTCGCACCGGCAAGCCACTCATCCACACATCCTACAACTCCTATCCGCTTCCCGAAGACGCTAAGGTCGCGGCGGCGCTCGGCTACGGAGAGACTGCGGCGGGGCACCTAGCCCGCCCAACGGATGGCCACGCGCTGGGCGAGATAGCGAGTCGACTAGCAACCGTCCTACCGGTCGCGCCGTTGATCCGGGTGGAGGGCGATTTTCTTGGAATGGTGGAGGCAGGGCGGCAACGCCGCCTGCAACTCGGGCACCTGAAGTCCTGGCCGCAGGAATATCAGCAGCGGTTGGAGCGCGAACTCTCTGTGATTGCAGAAAAGCAGTTCGAGTCCTACTTCATCGTGGTCGCAGACATGGTGATGTGGGCCAAGGAACGAATGCTTGTCGGGCCTGCTCGCGGTTCCAGCGCAGGATCGTTGGTGTGTTACCTGCTCGGCATCACCGAGGTGGATCCGATTTTCCATGGGCTTCTGTTCGAGCGATTCATCGATCTGAACCGCAAGGATCTGCCAGACATCGATGTTGACTTCAACGACAAAAAGCGCGACAAGGTTTTCGCATACTTGTCAGAGAAGTACGGACGGGACAACGTCGCGCGGCTCGGCAATGTGAATACCTACAAACCACGCTCTCTGTTGGCGCAGGTGTGCAAATCATTTGGGATTCCTGATTTTGAACGATTCAATGTCATCAATGTTCTCATCGAGTATTCGTCGGGTGATTCTCGTTACGGCAAAGGACTGGAGGACACGTTCCAAAACACCGAATTTGGACAAAATTTCAACAAGAAATTTCCGCAGGCCGCAGAAATCGCTGCCAGAATTGAAAACCACGCCAGCCACGCAGGCGTGCATGCTGCGGGCGTTATCGTCAGCAATGAGCCGGTCAGCGACTACTGCACGATCGGCGCAGATGGAGTTGCGCAGCTAGACAAACCAGATGCAGAGGCGTTGAACTTGCTGAAGATCGACGCGCTCGGCCTGCGCACACTCGGTGTCATCGAGGACGCAGGCGTTGTCACGACAGACCGGCTCTATGCGCTGCAGCTGAATGACCCTGCGGTGTTCGAGGTTTTCAATCAGAAGAAGTTCAGCGGCATCTTTCAGTTCGAAGGGCAGGCGCAACGATCGATCAGTGCGCAGGTGCATGTGAGCGATTTCATGCACATCGATCACTTGACCGCGCTGGCGCGGCCTGGACCGTTGGGCGGCGGCGCTGCGAACAAGTACATCAACCGTCACGCCGGACGCGAACTGGTCGAGTACGATCACGATGCGCTGCAGCACTTAACGAAAGACACCTATGGTTTGGTTTTGTACCAAGAACAGACCATGAACATCGTTCGCGAGATCGGCAACTTCAACTGGGAGGACACATCTTTCATTCGCAAAGCGATGTCCGGCCGCAAGGGCAACGAATACTTTGCGAAGAAAAAGCAGCAGTTCATTGAGAATGCACAACGCATGATGCCAGAGTCGCTGGCCGGCACGATTTGGGATCAGCTGGCTTCGATGGGAAGCTGGACAATGAACGCCTGTATTTTAGGCAATACGAAAGTTAGGCTGGCATGGCACAATCCATTGTTCGGCAGCGAAGCGACAGTCGAAGAGCTTTACAACGCATACATCTTGCATCCTTCTGTTTGGATCAAACAACGCAAGATGATGCCTATCCTTTTATCATTCGACGGCGAATCAGCTAAGCCCGCAGCAGCAGTCAAGATTTACAAAAATGGAATTAAACCTTGCTTGCGACTGGAATTTTCTGATGGCGTGTCTGTTGAGTGCACAGCAGATCACAGATTTGTGATCAATGGTGAATGGATGCGCTGCGGCGACGCAAAGATCGGGGACGAATTTCTGCGCGTAGCCAGACAAAAGCAAATCAAAGATCACGGTGAATTTCACACCAAATCTTGGCGCAAAGGCAGGAAAGGTGCAGGCAAACTCGATGTTGCCCATGGACGGGTGAAGGCAAAGAATGCATTCAAGGAATTGATGGAAGGCAAACCTTGTCAGGATTGTGGCGCGAGTGGATGTCGCCTTGAGGTGCACCACAATGATTTTGTAGGCGGCAAAGAGCGGCCAGATGATTTGGCTTGGGTATGTTCGTCGTGCCACAAATTGCGTCACAAGGCGGCAGGCAACTGGGGCACGCCGCATTCCAAAGGTTGGGAGCCAGATGAGCCTGCTACACTTTTGGCAGTTGTAGATATAGGCGAGCATGAAACATATGACATCGAGATGCCCGATCCGCACCACAACTACGTGTTGGCCAACGGCATTGTCACTCACAACAGCCATACTTGTTCATATGCTGTGATTTCATATTGGTGCGCTTGGATGAAGGTATATCATCCATTGGAATACGCTGCTGCGGCCTTGCGCAACGCGAAGGACGACGATCAAACGATCGAGATTCTCCGCGAGATCACAGGCGAAGGCGTCGAATACCTTCCGTTCGACATCGATCTTTCAGACGTCAACTGGTCTGTGCAGGCAGGCAAGCTGGTCGGAGGATTCACCAACCTTGTTGGCGTCGGTCCTGCCAAGGCCAACGCAGCCATTGCTGCTCGCGCGGCGGGCAAGCTAGACAGAGCCAAATTCGCCGCGATGAAGTGCAAATTCACAGAGCTTTTCCCCATCACACGGCTCTATTCCGACTTGTACGCCAACCCAGAGGCTCATGGTTGCCGAGAAGGCAGCAAGGTGCTGCGCGGCAATGAGCTGCCTGTTGAGGGAGGGGACGTGCTTTACATCGGCAGGCTTTCCGAGAAGGAGTTGCGCGATGAGAACGAAGCTGTGCGGCTGCAGCGCCGCAATGGGCGGCGGCTCTCAGGCAACACGAAGTTCCTGGATCTTGTTTGCCGCGACGACACAGGCATCCCAATCATCTGTCGGATCGATAGGTTCGATTTCGAGCGCATCGGACGCAAGGCCGCGAATGTGTTGCAGGTTGGCGTGGACGATCTGTTGGTGCGCGGCAGGCGCGTACCTGGATTTCCGATGATTAAAGTCGACAGATTTAAGGTGTTGAACCGTGAGGTATAAAGAGCAGCTGCTGTGGGACAGAATGCGCAAAGCTCTGCGCAGTCATTGCGAGTTGCATCGTATCGAGAATCTGTTGGGCGCTGGAATGCCAGACGTGTTGGCGCAATGCGGCGAAGCGTGCAGCGTGATGATCGAACTCAAGTCTGTTCACAAGCTGCCCGCCCGCAGCAGAACTCGAGTTTTCGGAGATGAAGGCTTAAACATCGATCAGCGCAATTGGATCATCAGCTGGACGCAGGCCGGTGGGTCGGCTCTGATCCTTGGTGCGGTTGGATCGGAACGATTGTGGTTGGTGGACGGAATTCATGCCGACGCTTTCAATGACATGACCGCGTCCCAGTTGGACGCCGTTGCGCTGGCGACGAACTTTGATGATGTAATTTTGATCTTGAAAGGCGAGAAATGAAAATTGAACTGATGCGACACCAGAAAGAAGCTCTGCAGCGGTTTTCACAGCGACCGTATTGGGCGAATTTTAGTGAGCCAGGAACCGGCAAGACTCTGACGTTGCTCGCGGATGCCGCACGCTTGTATTTCCAAGGCGAGATCGAAGGCGTGTTGGTGATTGCGCCCAATGGTGTACACGAGAATTGGTCGCGCATTGAAATTCCCAAATCGTTGGACGCGCCATATTTAACAGGCGTCTGGCGCAGCGGGATGAAAGATTCTGATGTTCGCAAATTGTGGAACAGGCTTTTGGATTTCGATGCAACAGAACAGCGGCCATTGCGGTTCTTTTTGATTAGCTATGACGCGCTGATAACCAAAAAGGGATTCGCAGCAGCAGACAAGTTCTTGGACACAATGCGATGCGTAATCATCGCTGATGAATCACACAGATTCAAGAATCCGACGACGGCCACCGCGCGATGCATGATGGCGTTGCGACCGAAAGCCGACTATGTTCGCATAGCGACCGGCACGCCAATGACCAATGAACCGACGGATGTGTTCTCGCAGTTCGAGTTCATGGAGAGCGGCCTGCTCGGCACTACCAGCTTCCGTGCATTCAAGGCGCGGTACGCCGAACTCCTAGATGGCAGCGATTATGTTTTCCGAAAGATGGTCGAGAAGAACCCGCGTGTCGTGCACGCACAGATCGTCAAGAAAGATGAAAGAGGCCAACCGATCTGGCGCGATCTGGACAAGCTGCACGAATTGATTTATCAGCATGCATTCCGTGTTGAGAAGAAAGATTGTTTGGATTTGCCCGAGAAGCTGTACACGACCCGCTACTTTGAGCTTTCGCCGCTACAACGCGCCACCTACAATCGCTTGTTCGAAGAGCGCAGGCTGGATTTGGCGAGCGGCGATGTGGAAACCTTCGACAAGTTGGCTGTCTTGAGCAAGCTGCGGCAAGTCACCAGCGGGTTCATCTTGCTGAAAGATGACAAGGCCATCCTCGAAGATGCTGACGGGCGGTTAGAATGTCTGATGGACATCATCGAAAGCACCAACGGCCAGATAATTGTGTTCGCACACTTCAATGAGGAGATCCGGAAAATCGCAGAACGGTTGACAGAGGCAGGAGAGCGGTTCGCGACGTATTACGGGCCCACCAGCGCGGAAGATCGTCGAAAAGCCATCGACGATTTTCAAAACGGGGACATCAGGATCTTCTTGGGCAATCCTGCCGCTGCAGGCACAGGGCTGACTCTCACGGCGGCGAAAACGGTTGTTTATTACAGCAACGATTTTTCGCTGCTCAACAGACAGCAGTCCGAAGACCGCGCACATCGCATCGGACAGCGCAACAATGTGCTTTACATCGACATCGTCGCTACAGAAACAATCGATGAGGCCATCGCAGATGCGTTGCAACGCAAGACAGATTTGATCGAAAAAGTTATTGCCGTAACCCGAAAAACCAGCGATAATAGCTAAAGAGAGGAAATCATGAATAAAGTGTATGTTC